GTCTGGCTCGATGAGCGGCTGGAATGCCAAGAGCGCTGCACACCTTGCGTGGACGATCGCTCAGGCCGCAGAGGCTGCAGGCGCTGAGTGTGAGGTGGTTGGCTTCCGATCACCCCACGCCTATGACTACGTCCAGCACGGCGGCGGTCGCGACATGTTTGGGAATCTGCTAGACGTCAGTGATCGAGACTCGTCCCGTGCCGGCGTCCTCGTGGTCGCCAAGCGGTTCGAGGATCGCACTGCAACCGTCCCTCATCACTTCGTGAGGATGGGTCAGATCGATGGCGGCGGCACACCGGACTACACCTGCCTGCGCTCAGTTGTTCAACAACTGTCGCATCGTAAGTCGGGCCGGCGTCTGGTGATCGTGGTCACCGACGGCTTCGGCGAGGCCGCGAATGTGCGTCAGTTGACGCGCTGCAGCAAGGCGATGTTCGATGTCGAGGTGATCGCCTTCGGCATTGGCACGTCTGATGACATGCTGTCAGATGCGTACGAGTTTGGTGCGGCGGTACGCCACGCTGGCGACCTGCACTCAATCGCTCTGCGCAAGGTCATCGAGCAGTTGAAGGCCGGTGATCATCGACGGGTAGCCTAACTTGTGGGGGGCTTCGGCCCCCCTCTTTTTAAAGGCAAGCCGTCCCCGCAGTCGGTGCGCAATATAGTTATAGTTGGAATGCACCTATCACAGATTCTAATGCCTTGACTAGGGCACTTGCACCAATATCTTCAGAATCTGTCACGATAACCATCTAGCGGTTACTCAAGTTGCCGGTTCACCTGCCTCCGGGCAGTGTGGAAAGCATCGCCGGCAATCTCCTTGGCTAAGTCCACCCGCTTAGTCCACCAAGCCTGAGACTCATCAGGCCCAAGTCCCATCTGCTGGCTACGCCAGTGCCACTCAGGGACAAACTCCCCCAGCCCCTCACACAGCGGACAGTCCTGCTCCTTCTGGTCTGCTGAGTCTAGCCCGTAGTTCAGCAAGGTCTTGCCGGTGCCGTTGCACCCGCGGCAGGCCTTCATCATCCATTCGATCAGCCCCTGCCTCGACGCCCTCTGGGCAGCCTGCCAGCCGATACCCCAGTTCCTGCGCCGGCATGCCTTCTTCAGCACCCTAGCCAGTTCGTCCGACGCCGGCCTCAGTTCTTCAGCGAACCCGCCACTGATCAGCATCTGCAGGGTGGCCCCAAGTTTCGAGGCATGCGCCAGTGCGGCAACGAGATCGGCATCGAAGTGCGTCTCGTCGCTCTTCAGGTTTTTGGAATTCAGCGCGGTGCCGATGCGCTCGTTACTTGGCATTGGATAGTTCCTCGATGAACTCTATGACCAAGGTGTCGTCAGGCTTTGGCCACATCACGAGAGGCGCGTCATCGCCAATGCAAAGCCCGATGATGTTGTAACTGATGTACTCCTCCGCTTCCTCGCGAGACATCCTGCTGCTGTCCATCAGGATCTCAACGATCTTGCTTCCGTCATAGATTGCTCGATGCACATGGCCGTCTGCGCAACACGCAGATGCCGTGCCAACTATCGCGTTGTCGAATCCGTAAAGAGTAATCATGAAACACCTCGTTGTATTTTGTCTTTCATGGTTTCAATGAAATGCTCAAGTCTCAGCATGACCAGCGGTCGAGTGTCTCCATCGACACGCATGATCACGATCGGAATCTCACCCGGCTGCACACCAGTCTCGCACTGCTCGATGAACTCAGTCACCGCCAGTTTCTTTCTTCGCTTCACCTCGATGCGGTAGGGATAGACGCTTATATCTTCCCCCGAATCCCTCGCCTGCCCCAGTTTGCGTTTGATCTCCATCCCAAGTTGTTCGCTTAGGAAGTTTGCGACTTCGCGCTCTGTCTCTGCGCCTCGTTGGCGTTGCCTCTTTCCCATCTTTCTTCCTCCTCTCGTATTCTGCTAACCCATCGATCATTGCGTTGGCGACATTCATTGCCACCCTGACTGACGAGTAGTGGTCGACGAAAACGTTGTCGATGTCTATGCCTCTGCGCTTCTGCAGATTATGGTAGGAGTGGGGTATCCCTCCGGTGTTCTCCATCCCGCATATCGGGCATCGCTTTCTACTCACGCCTCACATCCAGATAACCGTTATCGAACAGCCAGCCGATCGTCTTCCGATGCGCGGCCTCCCACTGCTCAAGCTTTTCAGTCCTCGTCATGCGATTGCGCTGGTCGATTTCCATGTGGCAGTCGTAGCACAGGAAGGCGACACGATAGTCGGCAGCCTTGTGCCCGATGCCCTTGCCGTCACGTTGCTGGTTGCTGTGTGCCGCGACAACTGTTCCGCAGTTGTGTCTGTCGCACATCATGCACTCTGTAGCGTGACGCGCTACATCGAGCAGCCTTCGATTCCGGTAGGTCATAGCGAGACGGCGTTCTTCTCGCTGCGCCACTTGATGTACGGCTTCTTGATCTTCTGCTCGAAGGCAACAGCCGCATCGCCTGTATCCAACTGTCCGCGGCTGTTCACTCCACAGGCCTTGAGCATTCGCTCACGAGCCTCGCCTGCGTCGTTGGCCTTCGCCCAGAACAGGAAGTCAGGATCGTTGCACCACAGATAAGCCAACTGTGAGTTGCGCTGTTCCTGCCTGACCGGCTGCTCGTCATCTCCGATCTCCGCCAGTGCGCACATAAAACGCTGGCCCGATCTCTTGCCGGCCTTGATCGTGAAGTCCTTGAACGGGTGCGAGTCTGAATCCTCAGCCAGCAGGAACGTCACCGTCCTGCCCCGTGTGCTGCTGTCGGCCCAGCCAAGCAGCATGATCTCCCCATGAAACACAACCTGAGTCTCGTCCATAAATCCTCCTCACTTGTACCTTGTCGACTGCCTCACCAACTGTCTCGCTGTTGGCTTCTTGCCTTTCTTGACCTTCGGCTCTTCAATGTAGAACCCGTCGCGATACTCCGCGCCCGATACGCCTTCAGGCCACACCTCGCCGACTGTAATCTCAGCCGACTCAAGTCGCGCAAGTTTTGCCGACGGGAATACATGCCTGACTGCGTCGGTAAACTCAGCGATGTCCGGGTTGTTCTGTCTTGCGGCCTTCAGCGCCGCGACCTGCTCAGTCGAATACTTCATCGCCAAGATCCTCAACGATCAGTGACGGCATTGGTTTGACACGAGCAGGCGGCTCCCACCGATAAGGCGATGCGCCCTGCTGGTCAGAGAAACTCTGCGCCCCCTGAGTCAGCCACAGCGCAGCCTTTCCCTCCCACTCGAAGTGACGCTGCTTGCCCCACTGCAAAACGCAATCAGGCAACTTCTTCGTGTCCTCCATCTCAACAGCCGACAGTTGTTTGTCCATCAGCTTTCGCTCCTTAGAGCGGTTGCGCCACACGATGCAGACGTTGTCGACCAAGTCAGTGATCGAGCCGCTGCCCTTCACGTCGAACTTGTTCGGCATGCTGAACTCGTCTTCACGTTTGCGTACGTGGGCGATCAAGTGGACGTGCATGCCGGTGTCCTGAGCGATCGCGCACACACTGTTCACGAAGTCCTTCTGGCCGTTGTAGTCATCGTCTCCGCGCACGACCTTCATCATTGAGTCGATGAAGAAGTGATCGATGCCAAGTTTGTTTCTCGCATACAGCATGACGCCGCGCAGTGTGTCCGGGTCGACGATGCCTTGCTGGTCGTAGATCCACAGCAGGTCGTCAGTCCATAGATGGAAGCGGCGGATGTAATCATGCTGCGGCAAGCCGTTCGCGGCAGACTGCTTGACCATGCGAGCCATCGTGGCCTCAGCCTTCATCTCGAATGACGCGATGCAGACCTTCTTGTTCTGCACCATAAGATGCAGCGCGACCTGACTGGTCACCAAAGTCTTGCCGTGTCCGTTGATGCCGGCCCACAGGGTGACCTCGCCGGGGCGCATCTGAAAGTTGTCTCCGATGCGCTGCCACGGCGTGACGGGAGAGTTGTTCGCGCTCTCGCCGTGTATCCGGTCGATGACTGCATCAAGGAACTTTGAAGCAGGGACTACCTTCTCGCTGCCTTCAGCGTAGTCTAGGTACTCTTTGAAGTTAATGGTATCTGGGATCAGCTTCACAGGCGACTTCCGATAAGAATTTTTGGAATTGATTGTTTTGAAAATCCATCCAGTACTCGTTGTCCAAGGCCCACTTCCATTGAGTCTTGGCTATCTTCCCCTGTACCCATGCATCGATGGAATCCGCTGTCGGGAAGTAGTACAGCGAGCCGCCCTGCTCAGCATCCGGGTGATAGTAAAGCAGAGGCCTAGCAACATGCTTGAGTAGTTCAATTGCATGGCGCTCGAAACTCGACATGCCAATCGGGCAAACGATGCACGTTGTCATGCGAGCAGCAAAGCGCCAGTCGTATGTCTCCTCCGGCCTCGCGTACACCACCGGGTCGTACGAGATGCGCGGCTTGTCGTAGAACGAAACGATAAGCGTGTCGTTGTATATCAAGCCCTTCATGCGCACACTCAGGATTCGATCTGCGTTCTGCGGCAGTTTCATTCACCCACCCCTCGCCCGAATCGCGGCGGCGCAACGGGTTGTGATGACTTCCGTCGGGTGAAATACTCCGAGCATTTTTTCACACAACTTCGCACACGCCTCCCGCTCGGCTGCGGCAACTAGGGCGGCGAAGGTTTCCAGTCGCTGCAACTCAACAGCGTGCAAAAGTGAATACTCTGTCCATCCCGCCTCCCTCGCCATGTGGATGATGTCGTCGCGGTTCATCGCGGCACCTCCTGCAAGAGTTCTCTGATGACCTCATCGACGCGGTTGACCTTCCACGGGTCTTGAGGCGGGTCGCTCATCAGCATCCTGCCGTGCGAGTTCAGCGCCAACTTCAACGCCTCCCGCAGCCGCTCGTTGTCGGCGTGAAGGCGGCGGAGTTCTTTAGCGGCTTTGAATTTGGCAGACCAGTCAAGTTCATCCGCCAACCTCAACGCCTCGGGCTTCTCGCTCATCGCGGCACCTCCTTCAGCGCGGCTTTAATACGATCAAGTAAGTCACCGTCGTAATTCATCCAAACCGCTTTTTGGGCCTCCGCCAGCAACCTCCGCAGCCGCTCGGCATCCCGCCGCAGGGCTTCGGCATCGTCCGGCGCGGCTGCGGGTGGGGCTGCGTAGAGCGGCAAGGGCGGCATAGCGACAGTCATCGGCACATCAATCATTGTGTACCGCGCCCAGTAGAACACCTGCTTTTGCAGGTCAAAGTAGGCCACCGGCTCCGGCTCCGGGCGCGGCGCGGCGAGGGCGGTGCGGAGGGCGATTACCGCTAGGTCGCGCTTGCTTTCCCAGTGGTTCTCGCTGATTTGCACCAGTTTGTTTGGGTCGTCAAGCAGCGCCTCCAGCGCCTGCTGTGCGGCTTCGCGTAGGGTGGTCATCTCGCTTCCTCCTTCCAAATCCTGTAGTCGTATTGCTTGATGCCGCGGTACACGGCGGTTGATAGGTGGTAGTGCGGAACACCCCACTGCTTGATCAAGTCGCGGTACTTCACGCTTCGGCCATTCGCCTTTTGCTTGCGGTCAAGCAGGATCTTGTACTGATCGTACGTGAGCGCGACCTTTTGGAATTTCATATTGCATTGTCCCAAGGGTTCTCAGCCTGCTTCTGCTCGTCCTCGTACCGACGCTGGTTCAGGTACGTGGTCGCATGCGGAATGAATCCGCGCTTCCACTGGTCGCTGGCCTTCATCGCTTCGACATGGGCGAGGATCTTTTCAACGTGCTTATTGGCATGGCTGCGCTTCCAAGAGGACAGCGCACCAGCCTTGGATGTCTTGACAGGGTAGGCAGACCAGAACCGCTCAAAGTCTGCGTCCGCCCCTTCAGGTACGCCTTTGCCCCTGCGCTTGAACTCCTTGCTCAGGAAGTCAGCGATCTCCAGAGCCTGATCGGCGTGGATGAAAAGCTTCTGCGGTTCCCCGTTGGGGACGATCTGCGTGACACAAGCCACCCGCGCATCGCGGTTGACCGAAATCTTGATCGGGAAGTGATTGAGTTCCATGCGTCCTCCTCGATCGAGAAGTTACACGGAAGGTTCAACAGGTGTCAATACTCTGTTTGAATTCTTTTTGAGTATGAGGCCAGAAGGATACTACTGAGGCCTCGTGATCTGACCCTGAGTGAGCAGACCTAGCCCATCCTAGATCTGCCTTCACACGCTGACCCGTCGGTCGCATGACCCGCCAGCCTTGTCGCTCTGGGGTGCTAGCCTCGCCGCCCCGCCCGGTGTTTCAAGCTATCCCACAGTACCGGTATAACCCCGCGCACCCTGTCGTTGTCACCGACGATGCGCGGGGGTTGCCTTTTTACTAGCAGGTCAGGCAGCCGTCAAGCTTTCTTTTGCCTCGACCGTCTCAGTCACAAACATGATTTTGTTGCGGCTGTTCAGGGCAGACTTGATGTAGTCCCAGTCCACGTCCTCAGCCCGGTTCATCAGCGTTCGGAAGTCCAGCTTGCCCCCGCTGTGCTTGTCCATAGCCACGGCTACGGCCAAGGAGGTCGTGGATGCGTTGCGGTAGATCATGGACGTGATGTACGCCCCGGTCGTTCCGCCCAGCCGGCCCAGATCCTCGCGCTCGCGCAGGTTCAATCCCTTGATGTATTCGATCAGCGTCATAAAGCCTCCATTTGAGTCCAGACTGCAGTGTACACGGGGGTGTTGACACGTTCAAATGGCAGGGGGTACACTCACGTCTAGTCACTAGGGAGGCACCCAATGGATGACCAACTAGACGACGGATCGCAGGCCTATCACGAGCAGGTCTCGATGGCCGAAAGGTTTTTTCACGAGAAGGAGGCGAAGATGAGTTTTATCGTTTCAGCAAACAACAGTGGCGGTGGTAGTGACTTTGCTCCTCCGCCGGCTGGTTCGCATGTGGCCCGGTGCTACCGGATCATTGACCTTGGCACCCAGACTTCTGTCTGGAAGGGCAGCGAGAAGAAGCAGCGCAAGGTTCTCATCAGTTGGGAACTGCCGGATGCTGTGATCCCTGACGGCAAGTTGGCCGGCAAGCCGTTCTCTGTCAGCGAGCGGTTCACTGCAAGCATTGGTGAGAAGAGCAAGCTTCGCTCTGTCCTTGAGAGTTGGCGCGGTCGTCAGTTCACCAAGGAGGAAGAGGCGCGGTTCGATATGAAGAACATCATCGGTGCGCCCTGCGTGGTCAACATCGTTCACGCCAACAACAACGGCAAGGTCTACGCGAACATCGCATCGATCATGCCGCTGCTTCCGGGCATGAAGGCAAGTCCGCAGGTCAACGAGAGCATGATCTTCTCTCTCGATAACTTCGATGCGGCTGCCTTCTCGTCCCTCTCCAAGGGTCTGCAGGAAGCCATCCAGAAGTCGCCTGAATACTCACGGGCCGTCGCAACAAAGGATCGCGTTGAACTCTCAAACGGTGGCGTTGAAGAGTTGAACGATGACATCCCTTTCTAAGTTTATGGAAGCCATGAAAGACTTGTTCGACTTCAGGACGAATGACTTGTTCGGCAGCCGCGGACTGGCCCGGTCATCAGATCCGGATACCAGCCACGTTGCTGCCGCCAAGATCAGTACTGCCCGTCTTGAGGAGATGGTCTACGAGAAGATCCGTTCGTTCGGTTCGGCAGGCTGTGCGGCAGACGATGTCGTGCAGTTGATGCCGGACATCAAGAGCAACAGCATCACCCCACGGTTCGCCCCTCTGATCAAGAAGGGGCTGGTCGTTGACAGCGGGAGACGCAAGCGGATCTCTTCGGGCAGTACGCAACGTGTCTTGGTTGCATCTTCATTCGTGAGGGAAGGCCAATGCTCACAAACAAACTGAACCTGCCGCGCTCGATTGTCGCTGCTGTCACCAACGATGGGTACAGCCGTGGCAAGTCTGACATCAGCGTCACTCAGCTGATCTCCCCGCCGTTCCAGCGGAAACTGCGGGAGACTGTCGAGCCGCAGGAGGATGTCGCCGATCGGATCTGGTCTCTGCTTGGGCAGTCCGTACACACGGTGCTTGAGCGAGCCTACCCGGAGGGGACAACCGACGCAGTTGTCGAGACTCGACTGTTCACAACTGTTGAGGGCTGGTCTGTCAGCGGACAGATGGACGTCCTCGAAGCCGGCACACTGATGGACTTCAAGGTCACGTCAGTGTGGTCGCGCAAGGGCAAGCCTGAGTGGGAACAACAGTTGAATCTACTGGCCGCGCTGTGCCGTCGACAGATGGCGGAGACCGGCGATGTCAGGTTCAACGTCAACCGCATTCAGATCATTGCCATCTTCCGCGACTGGGTGCAGAGCAAGACACTTGCCGGTGATGACTACCCGGAGTCTCAGGTTGCTGTGATCCCTGTCCCTCTGTGGACGGCGGAAGAGCAGGACAACTTCCTGAGCGAGCGGGTTAGGATGCATCAGGCTGCGCGTCCTGAGCCTTGCACCGACGAGGAGCGGTGGAAGACGAGTGACGTGTGGGCGCTGATGAAGGAGGGCAGGAAGTCAGCCGTCAAGCTGTTCAGCAGCGAGATGGAGGCGAACTCTGCGGCAGATTCTGCAGGCAATGGACACTCAGTGGTTCACCGTCGCGGTGAGTACAAGCGCTGTGCCAATTACTGCAGCGTCTCTCACGGGTGCCCAGTCTGGCAAAGCGTTCCATTCTGAGGTAACTGATGCGCTGTCCATCTTGCAACTCGAAGACGTTGATCTTCGATACGAGGATCAGTTACAGCGGCAGCGGTCACCCAATGACGATTCGCAAACGCCGCTGCATGAACTGCATGACTAGTTTTCAAACAACGGAGATTGTTAACGATGATGTCCCGGTCAAAAACAAAGAAGACGAAGAGCGCGAAGAGAAAGGAAGAGGTTCGTCGGGAGGAAGATCTCTCCCCAGAAACTCAGGTGTCTCGCGTGTTGCTGGTCGCAATGGTTGAGGCCTACAAGATCCTTCACGCCGGACTGCTTGCTGCAGGGGAAATCTCTGAAAAGGCAGAGAAGGCCGGCATCAAGCAGGCTCGATAAGTAAGGGGGCGGGGTATGTCTTATCAACTTGGCAGGAACGAGGATGAAATCCGAAGCATCATGGATAGGCTGAAGCAGGAGGGCGGATTTCTAGCCAAGGACGAAGGGCATGCCTCGCCCCCCGACATGGTTAACAAACCACCGCATTACCAGATGCCCGGTGGCATCGAGACCATCGACTACATAGAGGCGGTGCTTGCGCAGGACTACTTCAAGACAGTGCCGGGAATTGTCGCGCACTGCGTAGGAAACGTTCTGAAGTACGTGAGTAGGCCGACGAAGGGCAAGTTTTCGCAGAGCATTCGCAAGGCCGCTTGGTACTGCAACCGCGCAGCAGATGCGCTGGAGAAGATCGGTGAATGATCAAGGCATAAGACAGCTGTGGGCTAGTGTTATCAGCCAAGCCATCTGCGATATTGACCTTCGAGGAGACAGGGTCGTGCGTGCGCAGGCGGCGCGTTGGATAAACAGCGACTCCCAAGAGGCTGGTTCGCTGCGCTGGATCTGCGACATGCTGGATCTCGATGCGGAGAAAATTCGCATGCGATGCATTAGCCGCTCCGGCAGGAAGAGCCTGACCGGCAAACTGTTTTCAAGACGTGCGCTGGAAAAGCGCGTCGACTTCGAGGAGGAAAGCCGTGACTTATCTTTCGACTTTTACACAAAAGGTCAGTAGGTTTTGGTGGTGGCTGTGGACTGGGTACTACAGCATTGACGATGTCCGCAGGCGTATAGAGTCAGACGCTCGCAGGTTTGGCGGGAGGGTTCACTGGGATGATTGAGAAACTAACAGTTGGGATGAGCCGGTGCAGATGCAGCGGGTGCGGACACTACTTCAACAGTGTCGGCGCTTTCGATGAACATCGAATCGGGAATGTGGTGGTAGATGGAGTGCGCAAGAAGATCCCCCGCAGGTGCCTTACCGTTGAAGAGATGGATGCTCGCGGTATGGTTGTAAACGCGAGCGGATATTGGGTGCGCGAGAAATGGGAGGGGGTGCCATCATTGACTGCAGAGGAGGCAGCATGAAGAGGAATGGCGATCAGTCCCGTGACCCGGATCGGGTTTACAGGGAACAAAGAAGGATAGCCACAGGCATTGCGGTGTTCCTGCTTTCAACGGTGTTCTTCTACGTTGTCGGCGTTGCAACAACAGCTGTTCTGCTGTTTAACTTTTTATTCAGATGACCGACGAACTAAACTTCGGTGCCCTGTCTGATGCTAAGCGAGAGGAGCTTAGCAGAACGATTGAAGAGCAGGCCCGTGTCATTGAGGAGCTTCAGAAGAAAGTGGAGTTCCTTGAAACCGTCATACAGGAGATGGAAATCAGATGGAACAAGTGGTGATGTTTGTAGTCTTCGCAATAACATTCACAGTTGTTGCCTGTGGTTTTGTGAAGATGAAGAAGAAGTCGGATGAGATCCGCCGGCAGATCTGGAGGGAAGTCCCTCCCCCCAACTGGCGGTGCAGGAGGGGAGGGCGCGACTACCTCTGATTACTTGCGCTTATTCTTCAGCCTCACCTTCGGCTTTTTCGGCTTCGGCGATGGCTCGACGCTCAGCGTAGAAGGCTTTGTTGAAGTCTCTTTGGAAGGTGCGAATCTGCTCAGCAATTTCCTTACGATACTCATAATGCTCTTTACGAAGCTCATCCTTTTGTTCCTCTGTTAGGTCTTCTCGCTCATCGTCAATTATTGCTTGCTCCTGAATCTCAAGGTCGCTTGCACGAGCCTGCTTAATAAGCTCGCGACTATCATTCAGCACGCTTTCGAGAGCCTTAATTGACTCAATGCGTGCCATATATGCCTCCTCTTTTGGAGACCTTTCAGTCTTAGCATCAAGAGCTTTCCATTCAGAGACTGCTCTCTTAACTTCTTCTGCGTTTTCATAGAACGCACTTGATTCATATCTTCCTGCTGGCTTTCTATAGAAGCTCTTGACTATCGGGATAGTGTTTTTATTCAGCGCTTCTTCGTATCCAAACTGAGTTGCAACATCCAATGATGTTATGACATCACTAAGGAACGTTCCAAGACCACCAGCAGCAGTAGACCAAGTGAACTTCAGAGTTTCTGGCGATATATCAAAGAAGGTTTGGCCAACCTTGCTGCCAAGTCCGGCATCACTTACTTCATAAAGGAACTTAGACACGTCTTCCCAGATAGTGCCCATAGTGTTGTTGAACATTCGCTGACTGTCAGGCGTTACTCCAGTGTAGTCCTCTGGCATTAGAGGGGTTCCGTCGCTCTTTTCGCCAGTTGCAATTACCATGAAGTAATCAAGAACAGTCGGCGAGAAGAATGTCGACATGTTGTCAGCAGATCCAAGCGGAGAAAAATGGATTGCTGCAGAGTCGCGCAAGAACGACGCCACCTTATACGGGTCAACGCCTCTCCTAAGATCGCTGATTGCGTATCCAAGGTTTACGAAAAACCCAATACCGTATGGGAGAACAAACTGGTACGGAGTCCCGTCTGGTGAGAACCCAAATATGAAGTTCTTTAGCTTTTGAGTACGGAACGAAGGCTTGTCCCAGTAAGGCTCGTCGTCGTCGCCTACGGCATTAGATGACATCTCAGCAAGTGCAATACCAAATGCAACAAGACCGGCCATTGCAACACGGCCCCTGTTTGTCTTGAACATAAGCTCAAGCGATCTGCGAGAGCCTTGAACCGCAGCATTGAAGAACATGTACATGCTGCCAAAGACAGGCGCCCATCGCCCTCTGCGGTTAAAGTTGACTGTGATGTCCTTTGCGAGCTTGACTGCACTCAGCCTAGACTCGCCATTCTCTATAGCAATCTTGTATGCGGCAAGTCTTGCTGAGCCTTCGAGTGCGCCGTTCACAGACATCATGAATTGTTCAAGCTTCCCTAGATAGCGCAAAGCTAAATCAGGATATGTTCTGACATCCCCAATGTTTGCCTGAGCTTCTCTGTATGCGTTCAGCAAGTCCTTTCTTCTTGACTCGATAGTCCTCAAGTCTATAGAGCCGATTGCTCCGCCATCTGCGGTGTACATGTCATACCACCGCTTCCAATCACCAGTCCACGCGCCATTACGTGACGCCTTCCATACGGTGTAGGCACTTTTAGGCAGAGATGCCGCAAGCTTTGCTGCACTAAATATGTTTTTCTCAATGCCTATTGTTGCCAAGGCTGTCAGAGTGTCCCTCCACAAAGCTGGGGCTATGTATGATGGAGACAAAGTTGTATTTAGCTTTGCCAAAGACCTAGTGATTTTCCCATGAGCCTCAAGAAACTCTTTTATGGCATCGGGGAATTGAGAAAGAATACTAGTCATCTGCAGTTCTTCGATGACGGCTGGGTCTTTTATTACCATGTGGTAAACCTCGCCACCAACTTTCACAGGCAAAGTCTCTGAGTCTTTCTGTATCGTCAGTCTGTACCTAACCTGCTCTGTAGGATTCTTGGAAATGTACTTCTGCATGACAGGCTTGTTGACCTGCCACAGGGCGCTGTCCTTGTTATCAAGGATGAACTTCAGCCAAGCCTTTCTTACGTTGTTTCTCTCGACAGCAACAACAGCCTCTTCGTAATCACCAAGGATGTTCTCGAAAATTGCGCCTGCTTTAGTCGAGCGTCCCTTTCTGCGCTTAGAGAATGCTGCGCCAAGGTCGAACCTTCCGTTGCCAGTTGATCGACCAGCATCATCGACCTGCTCGAATGTCTTCAGCGGAACGTAGTAGTTGTAAGTTGCGTTCCAAGCTGCAATGTCTGCTGGAGATACAAGGTCTCCATTCAGCAAGACAGCCTGAGTCATCTTGGTTATGTTTTGCACGTCATCAGCAACTGACTTTATGCGCAAGAACTGAGGCATGTCCTGACGCAAATCGGCCATGACTTGATCGGCCTCAGCATTCGTCATGCCTGACCCGCCGTCTTGTGTCTTTGGGTCTATTGACGCGATGCGCTTGTTGGCTTCCTTAGCATGGCTTGCATAAAGGTAAAGCTCGACGTCCTCAAGGCTGACGTTAAGTTCCGATGCCTTCTTGATAATAGGATCTAAAACGTCGCGCCTGAATGTATCGATCTTGTTTCCAGCACGCCCATACATTCTGTGAAGCGCACTTTCAATCTCGGTCGACTCTGTAAGAACGCCGCCTTGCTTTTTAACTGCCTCTTGAACATTCTTCGACTGATATATCTCATTCTCAAATGCGCGAAGAAGTCTTTTTAACCTGCCGAACTTCGGCAGCCAATACTTGTTTCCCTGCATAACGCGAGAGAACTGGATCTCCGGGCGCTCAGGAGAGAACTCTCCAACATTCCCAACAGCTGACTTCAACTGTGACGGGTCGTACAGCGCGAGGTTCTTGGCCCCAGTCTCCTTCACGTAGTAGCTGTCGAAGCCGGCAAGCTTGATGGCGTCTTGGATCTCGACGTTCTCGATCATCTGCCACTTGCCTTTGGCAATGGCCTGCTCACGAGTCTCGCGGATGCCGACGTTATTGGACTCCCAGATATCCAGAACTCGCTTGACGTGATCCGGATTCTCGAAGTCAAACGGATTCTCAGCGCGGACATACAGCGGATACACAGATCCACCCGGCCCAGCGTACGTGTTCGCAACTCGCTCGTCAGGTGACACGAAGATCGCGCCACCAGTGCCGCGGCGAAACACACTGATGCCTTGGTCGATGAACTCTTCAGCGCCAACGGTAGGAGGAATCGTGCCGTGGTACATGACCTTTGGTCGGCCACGTCGGTCTACGAGCTTGCTGTCACCGAACCAGTTCCAGAAGTTCTGGATGAACTCAGGCGTGCTGGCAATCTGCTTGCCGTCAGCATTGGTCTCGCTGCGAACGCGGGAGAACTGGATAGGCTTCTTGCCGATCGCCTCTTCCTGCGCGGCTACGCCATCGTCGTAGTTCTCAATGGTCTTGCCGCCAAGCTCAGAAGCGTTGGCCGGGTCATAGACCATGAACACGACATCAGGCTCGCCGTTGTTGTACTTGGCGAACGTCGCCTTGTCCCAGCCTTCAGGGCTGTACTCGTCATTCCATTTAACGCGAGCAACAACCTTGAAGCCGTTGTCTGCATACAGCTCAGGAAGAACAGTGTCGAAGGCATCAAGCCGCTGTCCGCCCTGATCCACAGCAAGCTGCAGCATGGCGTTGGCAGATCCCTTCTGTCCGCTAAACACAGAGACAATGTCATTGCCCTTGAGGGCGAAGCCTGACTTGCCGTCATCAGAGATGAACAGGCGCATGTTGGCGTAGTCGGCCTCGTCGTAGACGTAGACCGCAGCACCAAACTTGCTGTTGTTCTTCGAGTCTTGGATGGCCTGACGGAACAAGGGCGCTCCGCCATCCAGCTCGTACATGGCAGGAGCCGGCTTGCCTACGGCCCCAAGTGAGTTCTTGAAAGTAATGACCGGCTTGTATTCAGCCTTGGCGTCATTACTCAGAACCCGAATGCGTCGGCCATCTCCTGCGCTTCGGATCTTGTAAGACCCTTGTGCCTCTGCACTGCTCTGTCGATACCGCTTAATGACTTCGGAGACGAGGAGTCGCTCACGCTCTCTTGCTGTGAGCTGGCGGCCTGCTCTTTCTGCAGCATCAGGCTGTTCAACTTGTCCGACAACTCCAGCATCTTCGGCTTCGAGAGGCTGGCCAGCCACTCGTTGTGCGCCTCTTGATCCAGATTCGGCTGCTGCGCTGAGTTCTCTTCCACTGTATCCCTCCTTCTCAAGGATTTTACGTATTGCACCGGCATAGTCTTGGCTCGTTACACGAAGCTTCACGCCAAACGACTTGTACAACTCCTGCTCTGGATACCAGACAAGAGCCTGCATAGAAGCCGGCGGGATACGCTCGCCGACAACACCCTCAACAAGGGAGACTGTCTGACGAACAATGTCACGTAGGTTGCGCCTCTCAGACCCGCTCGAAGGTGCATCCTTCGGCTTGTCGAGGGACTTTAGCATGTTGGCCGCGTTATTGACTAGCGATGACTTGACGCGAGTCTTGTTGTCGTAGGCCTTGCGATTGACCTTGAAGTCACGCTCATGCGCACGGGTAACAAGTCGAGCCAAAGTAACAGCTGCGTCATCGTCTGTTGCCGCGTTCTGCACAAGGTCTGCGCTGAACAGCCGGCTGCCAGCCATGTTGCGGGAATTGATGAAAATTCCGTTGACGCCTTCAACAGCAAACGCTGCACGGAACTTGTCTCGCTGCGAGGCAAACAGCTTGGCGTCGAAAGCGCGAAGCTTGCCTATCAAGCGGCCAATGGTTCGCATGAACCACATGTCGATCGTGACAGGCTCGAAGTTTCCGGACAGATTCGAGTAGAAGCCGAAGCCGATCTTCGGGCCGAACACAGACGAGCCAAGGATCTTCTCGTCAGCAAGTTCGTCGATGTTGAAGCCGACTGCATTCAACTCAGACGCAACGAAGTCAGTCTCAAGGAAGCGAGAGAATCGCTCCATGCCCATCTTTTCCATGAGCGTATTGGCAAGCTGGAAGTTGCTCACCATCGCGCCGCCGTTCTTGCCCTGCCCCTTGAGCGGGAAGGTGCCGCTCTTTCTGTACTCACCGTACACCTGCATGGCGAACTTGAGGTTGTCCTCTACGTTCAGGCCTTGCGAAGTGATGGCAACAGACAGACGGAATGCGGTCTGCGCTTCCTTGTCTGTGGAAAGCTCAGGAAACTTGAGCGATGCCATAGCGAGAGTGCGACGGATGGTCTTGTCATACCACTCCTTAGCGCCACCGCCGGCACGAACAGCCGCAACAACTTCAGCGGCAAGCATTTTCGCAACAGTCTTGCGATCGCTCTCGCTGTCGAGGTCGAGCTGTCCAAGAGTGCCTTCTCGACGGGCACGCTCAATCTCAAGAACAGTGTTGGTCAGTCCGCCAACAACTGGCGTGTTGAACTGATCCTCGCCGGACTTGCCGGTCTGGTACTTGAGAGACGTGGCCTCAGACAGTTCTGCGTTGAGGCCAACATCTTCAGCAACACTGTCGGCGAAGTCGGGGTCTACCGCAGGACGCTTGCGCGAGAACTGCGGTAGATCTCTGATGACTTCCTCGTCGGCTACTTCTTCCGGCTGCGGCCTGCCTTCTGCAGCGCGATCGCGACCGCCTGCTTCTGCGCCTTCGGCTTGCTCGACGGGCGGCTGCTCCCGATCTTGCCGGACTTCTCGTACTTGTTCATCAGCTCGCTCACGTTGCGGCTCACGACGCTCTTCGACTTTCCTTTCTTCAACGGCACGACGCTCTCCTATGTTGGTTGCCGGGGCTTCGTAGGTGCCGTCCTCCTGAACAGCACCCGCTGCCTTGACGACAGCATCTCGATAGTTCTTTGCGACATCGATCATCTCTGCGCGGGGCAGGCCGGTGACGGCCATAAACCGAACGAGACGAGCGTCGGCTGATTCACGGTCAGACTTGCTCAGCGTTTTTGCGGCCTTCTTCAGCTTAGCGCCAAGCTCGAACAGATCCTTGTCGAGGTCAGCGGAAAAGGTGACAAAGCGGCGGCCCTTCTGGCCAATGTTGACCTGAGCCTGCCGTGAAGGCGGAACCTTCGGTGGGCCAAGCTCCGCCGGTTTGGGTGCATTTGGGTCTAGTGATGTGCCAACCAAGAACGGGTTGACCACACGCGGACGAGTAACTGCTTCGGCAGCCTGCACTGCGGCTTGCTGGTCTGCGGCGACCTGCTGAGCAGCCTGTTGTCGTGCCGTGATCCACTGTTGGAACGCCTGCTGAGCAGCCTGACGCACGGCCAGCGCATCCTTGCGGCTCTGGACGACCATCGGCTGATAGCCCTGAAGCGCACTCAGGATACGGTCGATGATCTTGTTCAGCGCATCGAGGAATCCCTGAGCGGAAGTCTGATCGCCAGCTGCGTCGAACACTTCCTGCCAGAACTTCGGATCAGTCGATTGCTCGCCGACCATCTCAGCCACCAGCTCTGAGTTGAACTCAGCGTCGTTGGCAACTTCCTTGCGAAGCTGGTTCTGGAACTTCTTGCTGACCTTTGCCTTGGCGAGGGTTATCAGCTGCTGATAAAGCTGCGGGTACTGCGTCTCCAGAACGTGGGTCAGCTCGTGGCCCAGCGTGTTCAGGAAGCTGTAGTTGTTAGCGTCGAGCAGGATGGCATTCGTGCCGGCAATGCGTGCGCCGTTGATGGCGACCAGCTCGCGGCCCTTGTTGGTCTTGACCTTGCCGCCCTTCGGCAGGCTGGCCCACACCACGTCCACCCCGAACGCATCCTTGATGACGGAGGCGATCTTGGTGCGCACCGGGTCAACCGGCGCTTCGGGGATGACAACCTTCTCCCCTTCTGGGAGGCTAAACTTTTCCCCGATCTGGTCGCTCGCCAGCTGCATGAGGGGGCTGACGGGAGGCGTAGTAATCCCTGTCGGGACTCGATACACCGCGCCGGACTGAGCAGCAGCCAACCCGTTTTGTGTCGCCACACGGGTCGCCTCCGCCCTCTGGGCGACTTCCTCGACGGGGATACCCAGAGCCTCAGATACCTTGGAAGTCAGCTGACGCGCCGTCTCCGTCAGCTCAGGCGTCTTTGCAGGGCGACGATTCAACTTGCCAAGAACATACAGCTCCTTGTCGGTAGGCGACTCGAAGGCGGCAAAGCGGGTGTCATCCGGCCCGAAGTTTTCGGTGACGGAGTTATCCACAGTAAGGCCTTCGGGCAGCTCAGTCGTGGCCAGAGCCTGCTCTGCAGCACGGGCGGCAGCTTCGGCATCGATCTCGACGAGCTGCTGCTTGAGGTCTGCAGTCGAGATAATTCCCGCACCCTCTGTCTCTGCGGGAGCAGCTGTTACTGGTGCAGCGGCAACAGCAGGGGCCGGAGCCGTAACTCCTTGATCCGTAACGACAGGGGTAACAGCTGTTCCAGCAGGCTCAACAGTCGGTGCTGCAGCTTGCGCGTCAGAAACAACAGTTGTGCTAGGCTGTGAAACAGTAGTTGTTTCGGCTGTGGCTGCGGGTTCTCCAACAGGTGCCACCGGGGTCGGTTGCGCTTCTGCAGTTGTGGGGCCGGCAGAAGGCTCCTTCCGGAGCGCGGTGGCAATCTCCCTAACAGCCTGAGTTGTTGCGCCAAGTCCGCCGCCAACGATCATGCCCTCAAGTACGTTAGCCGCAAGGTCGTTGACGTTTACGCCAGCCTTGGTGCCAGCTGTTCCGCCAAGGTACGCAGCGGCTTCTTCTACGCCCTCAGTTCCAGCCTGAACGCCAGTCTCTTGGAGGGTTCGCGGAATCGACAAGCCCTCGCCTTCAGGAAGTTTCTTGAAGATGCGGTTAGTGGCAAAACGCTCGAACATAGTTTCGACAGCGGCAACGCCAGCGGCGGTGGCAACGTCACCAACCGTAGCTTCTTCAAGAGTTTTCTGATCGTTCTTGAGGCGCTCATTCAAAACTTCGTTTGTTCTGGCAGCGGCATAGACCGGAGTGGCAATGGCCGCTGCGGCCATGTCAGGGACTGAGGTTATGACTCGTTCAGCAATGAAAGGAACAAGCTTCAGCGGGTTATCGCCGATATCCTTCAGCTGAGTGCTTGCAGAGTACCCAATGCTACTGCCCCAATCGCGCAGGCCATCTGCCCACTGCTGAAGAGTTGGGGCAACCGACTTAATCGCAATTCCAATGCCTGAGATTGCCGGATTGAAACTAGAAATAGGAGCAGCTACGCCGGCTCTCTTTGTTGCCTCAATAGTCTCTCCAGCAATAGTCGCGCTTCTGGCGGCAGCGCCAGCAAAAGGATTGGCTGTCGTCGGCTGCTCAGCAGCGGCCTCTTCAGGCGTTGTCTCAGGCGGAATAGCGGCGCGAGCTGGCCCGTTTGGATTAAGCAGCTCCTCATCAGTTAGCTGGTTAATTGAGCTATATGTGCGCATCTCTGATTCTAATGGCTTTGAAGAATCAGTAGGGATTGCAGCGCTTCTTATTCCATCACTTGGCTGCTCTACGCCAATCATTGACGGGTTAAGCAGATCTTCATCTGAAAGCTGTGAGATGCTACTAAAAGCTTTTCTTTCTCTAACGGGCGGCTGACTGATTGCCATTTAACGCTCCAAATTATTCTGTCGGAGAATCTGCTGAGGCATCCATTGCGCTTCTTCTTTTTAAGGAGTCGCTGGAAAACTGATTTTGCATTATTTGAATTCCGGCTTCTGACTCCAAAAACTCTTTTATTTTTCCTTTAAGAAGATCCTGCTCAACCCCAGCGTAACCGACTCTGTCGGTTTCTCTTATATTGCGTCTCTTGGCCTCAGCCTTAACAAGGCCAGACCAGTCTTTCATTGTTAAATATCTTGAAGCCAGCCCAAGAGCATACTGAACAGCTTGAGAGCCATTAGCTCCGTAATCCATTGCAATATCTGCTGCATTCCTGACTATCTCTTTTCCAAACGGCATAACAATTGCCTTGCCGGTTGAGGGATCAATGACAGATGAGTTTAAGTTAGGGATATCTCTTGTCTTGATCGGCTGATTGCCAAGCGCTTCGGCACGCGCTTCATTCAACCCAACTTGACTTTTAGCAACTTTAGTTCTTGCACCAAGATTTTCAAGCGTTGCAGTAGTGACCTTCTCTTCACGCTTGGCCTTCTGAATGTTCTCAAACGCATTGATGCCAAGCGCGGAGAAGATGTCCCCAAGCGGACGAGAGAAAGCCTGCCCGTTAGCGCCAACTGCCTCGATCTTCGCGGAGTTGTCCACGAGTGAGCCGGTGATCTTGACGCTGTTTGGATCAAGGTTGAGTTTCTTGGCAAGGAAGCCAAGAGACTTTGCATCTCGACCGTCAGTCAGGAACAGGTTAAGAGCCGCATCAGAGACACCAGACTTATCAAGATACCCGGCGTATTCCGCAGACGCCTTCATGTCGGCAGGCGACATCAGGCCGTTGTTCATGAGAATGCGGGTGTACCCAGAGTGATACCGCAGTTGACGCTCGCGGCCTTCGGGGGAGCTGTCATAAATGTCGTACTGCTTTCTGACAGTCTGCGCAGGAGCGGCTTGACCCGGAGCCTGACCCGGAACAGCCTGAGCAGGCAGCGTTTCGTCGTAACCGAAAACGCCATCCATCAGCTGCCGGATTTCTCCAACTGCCTTTTCCTGCTTATCACGCTGCTCGCGCCTGTACTGACGCTCTTCCTCTGCAGAGGCAAGCTGCGACATGCTGATAGCCTGCTGTCTTTTCTGCTCAGATCGGCGGAGGTTAAGCTCCTGCTGCTGCTGGAGACCCTTGACGAGACCTTCTGCGAAGCTTGCCATGATTAACCCTTCCTCAGAGCTTTGCGCCGACGCCCTTTGCGTACGGGTGTGTGGTACTTCTGAACCATGTTGTCGAAGAACTCTTTGCCCTTCTCTCGTACGACATCGGCGGGGATGATGTACTCGCCATTGCTCAGCTTGATTGGCGTGCCGTCAGAAGTATTCAGAGCCTGAACGCTGTCCGACGTTCCAGTGCCGGGGCCAGAGATCTTTCCGCCTGAGCCGTACTCGTTCTTACTGGCGTCACTGATCACATCGTCTACCTGACCGCCGTCGGCAGCTCCGGGGAAGTAACCCATAGCCATACCGCCAAGCTGACCAAGTGCGCCGGCCAATCCAGAGTTTTGCTGACTGTAGGCGAGCTGGTTCTGGTAGCCCTGATTCAGAAGGTTGCCGGCACCTTGGATGCCGCCCATCTGACCCTGCAGTCCGCCCATCGCACCTTGGAAGCCAGCATACATCGGAGCATTCTGCTGCTGCACAAGCGCACCGGTCGCGCCGCCGGCCTGTATGCCAGTGCCGATCGCCGACAGCTGCTGAGCAGGAAGGCCGCGCCCCATCGCTGCAGCGTTGTACTTCAGGCGGGTGGCGTACTCCTCGCCAGCCATGCGACCGGCGGTCTTAGCGCCAGCAGTTGCAGCGGCTCCGCGAATCGCGAACTCGTCGTTCAGTGCGGCGAATCGAGCGGCATTCGGGTTCACACCCATGCGCGTCAGATTCCGCACTGCGGCGCTTCTCTGCTGAGCGAGCGATTGCTCGACATCGGCAGCAGCGCGGCCTGCAAAGATGTCGCCGCGATCCATTGCAGAAGCACGCTGCGCTTCCTCAACGAGGCTGTCCTCAAGGGCGCGGTACTTCAGGCGCTCCTTAGCGGCATCCTTCGCCATGTCCATCGCAAGCTGCTGTCCCTGCAGGTTGGAGGATACGAGCTGCTGGTATAGCGGCATCGTTTCCTGATACCGCTGCTGACCGAAGGCAAGCTGCTGCTGGCCAAGTGCTGCCATTTTGTCACCGACATCACGCATCGCGTTTGCAAGCGGCGTGAAGTCCGGCGGCGGGGGCGCGTCACTGCACATGTGTTACTCCTGAAGGATCTTAGTTAATTGATTGCCAGTGTGGTCATAGCCAAGGTGTTGCAACAGCCTGCCAACTTCGTTGACTTCCTTGACTGTCACACGTATCTCCGTCACCCCCATGTTCAAGAGAACATCTTCAACGTAGCGGATGAGGCGAATCCCGAGCCGACCTTTGCGGTATTCGGGCAGAATGAAAATGGTGTCTTCCTCAGCAACCCACTTCTGGGTGTGAGTACTCTTCGACAAGTACATCATGCAGTTGCCAATCAACCGGCCAGCAACTCGCACAGTGAACAGCATGAAGCGGCCCTGCGCCTCAGCGTTGCACATGTACTCGTAGTTAGGATTGAGAGCGATTCCGTGTCGATAGGATTCCGTTTCTGCCCAGTGCTGGGCGTGAACTGGCTTGATCTCATCCAAGCAGTCCTTCAGGAACTCGACGTTGATAACTGCATCCCCATAATCTTCAGCAGGGATGTCCGCGATATTGATGTACTCATCGCTGTTACCGGATACCGATAACAGGATGCCAAGCGCAAGCTCCTCAGTAAGCACGTTCCCAATGTTCTGATGAAGGACGCTTGCTAGGTCTTTCATTTAGGGTACTTCTGCTTTACAGCCATGACCTTTGCTTTCATTTCATCCATCGCCGCGCCGCCTTTCCAGATGGCGTCAAGCTGGTCTTCGAGAGTCGGGTACGCCTTTTTTCGGCTGTACCAGTAAGGCAGATCGGCTACCTTCACGACGTACTCTCTTACAACGTCTCCATCAAGGCGCTTTTCAAGCCGATGCGTGATCGGATTGAAGCCTTCAACTCTGGCCGGAACAAAGGGAAGCCAGTTCCCATGCTCTCCGGGGACGCTCTGCGGAGAGCTTGCCTCGCCATTTTCCCCCCATAGTATGTACATCAGCGAATACCCATAACTACTGCATTGATGGATTCTATATGTATAGCATTGGCAGATTGCGCCCAGACCTTTACGCGGAATGAGCGAGGCTGCTTGGTGACCCCTGAGCCTGCGAAGATGACCACGCTGCTCATGTCGTAGGCGTCCCACAGGGTGTAGGCCATAGACGTGTACGTGCCAACCTGACCGGCGGCCAAAGTGGATCTGGTTCTTGTGTAAGTCACGCCAAGCGGGGCGTACTCTTGGGCAACGTAAATTATGGTCTGTGTGCCAGTAAACGACGCGCTGGTTACGGTGCCAGCAGCGCCTTCGTTTGAAGTAATCGTGTCGCCAACGTCTATGTCCAAAGAGCCACTAAACGTCAGCCCCCATCCCCACTGGTAATACCCCAGTTCACCATCGAACTGAAGATCAAGTGTCTGTGACACTGGGGTCAGCGGCCCTATTGCAGGGGTAGAAGTTCCGTCTCCAACACGAGCAGACTCAATGCGCATGTATAGGCCTACAGGCGCGTAGTACGCATCAATCACGTTGACTTGAATGTACGGATAGTGGCCTTCCGGATGCGAGGAGGCCGGCAGGTACACAGTCATGTATGTGTTATCAGATGACGTTGGAACAAATCCGGGCGGAGTCACACGAGATGTTACGAATTTCGTGACGTCGCCCGTCAGCTTGGAGACGTTCAGGTTCGCAATCTTCGCGCCATCGATGTTGGCGTTGGTGGCAATAAGCTGGTTCGTGATAGCGCCGCCGCTGATGGTAAGAAGGCCGCCGCTAGACGTCAGTGTGTTTGCATCCAAAGTAAGCTGGTTTGCCGTGATGTAAAGCCCAGTCTCTGGATCAGGGACGATCTTAGATGCCGTTATCGAGGTGATCTGGGCATCTGCAATCTCCGCGTTTTCAATTTGCGCAGTCGTAATAGTGCCGTTTTTTATGATGGCTGTATTTAGGTATGTAACCCCGCCTTCAACAATAAACGGGAACGAGTTTGTCGGCGTTCCGGATGCGGAGTTCGCAATGCGGAATGACGACGCAACAAACGTCGCTATGCCATTGACAATAGATAGCGTCGGATTCTGCGCAGTAAACCCTATGACATTGCCTAAACCATCAGTCTGCACGCTGGTGCTTCCGCCAGCATACAACTCAGTGCCGTAAGTCTTTGCGCCATTGATGCCGACAACTGCGTTGATGTATCCGGTAGTAATCTTGTTGGCAGTGAGAGTGGCAATCTTGGCAGACGAAATAGATGCGTTTTGTATGAAAGCGCTCTTTATGTAAACGCCAGCTGGAACGTCTTGGCTTCCGGACGTATACGCAAAAGGAACAGTGTCTGCAGACGGCGAGTTCGTTAGGTTGTTGGCACCACTTGCCGGATCAACGATCGCGAACTTGTCTGCGCGGATAATGAACGCAGATGTCGGGGTGCCGTTGACTTCCGTGCTTGACAGGCCAAAGCCAGATACGTGCCCGTTGTTGTCGATCTTGACTGAGTACTGCCCAAAAAGCGCGTTGTTCGTGCCACGCTGCGCAGTGAAGCGCTGCTCAAGAGCGACAGACGACAGGCCGTCAGAAATGCGCACCTGCTTCACGGCGGAGGCAAACGGGATGCCTATGTTCCATGTAGCAGGATTACCGGGGTTGGCAGCGTTCCATGTAGCGACGTCAGTCGAGTTTCGAATAGCGCCGTTGTTGTCGAACACCTCGCCATTCGAGAGCGTTGCGTAGCCGATCTTCGTCTGCTCGACGTTGACCACGGCTGCAGCAGTCTGAGGAATTCTTGCGTCCGCAGTAAGAACCCAAGCTGATCCGTCCCATCTGTAGGCGGTGTTGTTACCGCCGTTAGGGTCTGTGTTGAACCAGATGTCGCCTGTTACCAGCGCACCTGTTGGTGCTGTTGTCTGACGGAAGGTTCTATTCTTACTGTCGACTTTGGTCTCGACAGAGTCCATCCTCGTGGCAAGACCAGTCGGCCCGTTTACAGCAGTGTCTAGGCTGCTGTAGGTCTGCTGAAGAGAGCTGACGTTTGAGGTCAGCGTTCCAATTCGAGCGTCAGTTGTTTCAACCCAAGCGCTGCCAGTCCAGCGGTACATCTTGTTTGCACTGACTACTGCGCCTGATGGAATGCTTGTATCAATCCATAGGTCGCCGACAGTGAATGATACCAGCGGAGACGGAGGGGACGTCGGCTGAGTTGTTTGCTGATAAACCTTCGTCTTCAGGTTTACCTGAGACTGAAGGCCAGTGGTTACCGTAGTTTGAGAGCTGTCAGCAAGGACGCGAGCTGATCTCTCTTCGCCAATGATTCCTGAGATGTTGCTGAGATTCAGGCCAGAAGCTGTTGACTGCCCAGTGAGCGTCGTCGACAGAAGCTCTCGCTGCGTGACCTCGCTGGTGTCTGCGTTAGCACGAGCAGTGCGCTCACTGCCAATCAGCCCGCCTACCGTTGAAAGCGTGACGCCAGTGGGATCTGTGACCCCGATGACTGACGTCGAAAGCAACTGCCTTGCTGTGGCTTCAGAAGAGTCGGCAGCGGCTCTTGC